CAGCAGCGGTTAGTGCCGTTACTTCCGCAGCCGTTATGGTCTGCGGTGCTAAGTACACTTTAGTAATCCACGGGTTCTGGGATACGCTGGTCGAAGTAGGAACGGGCGGTGTTTGCGTGTAGTCGATGTAGTACGAAGTCGAGTACGGCGCAGAGGGGTTGTACGGGTTGTACGGATACGGAACGTTCGTGTTCGTATTGCTGACAGCGTTGCCGTTAGGGTCAAAGCCACCAGGCGTGTCTTGTACGAACGTGCCGTCGCTTAGTGCAAAGACGACGATGTATCGCGGGCGATTGGGGAAGTACCTAAACAAACGATTCCCCAGCCCACCTGCGAAGGGCAGGATGGGTGGGTTATCGTATGCAACTGGCGGAGTGAACGTTGACACTCCGGACTACTTTCGGCCCTGCGCTCCAAGACGAATTGAAGCCTCAGTGTCCGTGGTTCCACGACCACCAGTGGTCTGGTACTCGCCACGAGGTGTGGTTGCCGTACCGACCGGCATGTTCACTCGGTCAAGACCCATCTGGGCTTGCTCAAGCAGAGTGGTCGGGCGAAAGTCCATCACGAAGCCATCGCGTCCTGAGTCAGTGCTGTACACAGCGTCAAAGCGGCTAGGCATTAGATGTCCTCTCGCACACGGAAGGGGATAACTTCCGGCTGGATCGTAGAAGCGGCATATTCAATCTTGGTGATGCCGGTGATAACTGGGGCAACCCAACCATCACGGTTGGTGTTCGCTTCCACGCCACGATTGGCAGGACCAGACGTGGTGGTAGAAGTTACGGGCGGTGGGATAATGCCGGTGTCGATGGTGTTGGCTGCGCCACTGCGGAGGTCAAACTCCGAAATGGGCTTAAATGCTGCGCGAGATTCCATTACTTCCACCTTGCATCAACGAGGGAACACTTGCCGCAATAGCACGGATCAGAGGTTTCCCCCTTCACGGCACTTGCGTCATTCGCTCGTGCTGCTGCTACGCGGTCAAATGAACGACCTGGGATTTGCCCTGCGGCGTCAAGACCGCGAGTAAGGCCTAAGCCTGTAGGTACTGTCATGCTTGCTCCTGTGGGTGTTCGTTCTGACTAGGCAGTTCTTCTGATAAGAACTGGTGAGCAATGGGAACGAGTACGCCGTGGAGGTTCGTAAGCCGACCGCATTGCAAGCAGTGGATTTCGTCAATCCCTGCCTGCACGTCACGTGAGTGACAAGCGGCACAACTACGAGGCCACGGCATACCCGTTCCCTAGCTCTACTAGGCCAGTGGCGAGCCGGACTCACCCAAGTCGATAGCAGGCTCAAAGGTCGTACCAGTACCAACAGTGGTGCTGATGTCGCTACCGAGCAACGACGAGGACTCAATACGCAGGACCGAAGCCTGACGGAAGATACCGTAAGCACCGAGCCAGTACCAACCCAGCGGGACGTAGCGACGCAGGCGGTCAGTGACAGGACCAGGTACAACGTGCGGGTAAGCACCGTTGCCGTCAATCATCGAGTACGCCTTAGCAAGAGCTTGGCGACCGAGGACGATGGTTCCGTATACGTTGGTCGAGGAAGCACCGGCACCCTGGTACACAGGAGCGCGAGGCGTCTCGATCCAACGGACACCTTCAAACGCACCCAGCTCACCAGTCCAGATTTCACCTGGCTGAGCGTAGACGTGAGGCGCGCGCCAACCCTGAATGTTGGAACCAGAGATGCTTTCGCCCTGAAGGTCCGCAACGAGGTCGGGGTGGATGTAACCGACGTACATACCGCCGAAGGTAGGAACGTTCTGCGAGCGCAGACGGGCACGGGCGACGCGGATGTCCAAAGCCGAGATGGTGTTGGAAGCAGCGACGGTAGCGCGTGAGGTAGCAGCAGCACCAGTAGAGCCAGTGTTGCCAACCAAGCCAGTCGAGCCAAGACCCGAAGCGTACATAACGTTGGTGCCGGAGTCCAGAGCCGCACGAGCAATCGTGTCAATGGACACACCAGCGTTGTAACCAACGACGTTGGCGACAACAGGGTCAATGTCCACGAACGAGGTGCCACGCAACTTGGCAGTGGTGAGTACGGCGTTACCGTATTCTGCCAGGGTCAGCGTGACCTGCGAGTCGGATAGGGCAACGGTGTTAACGTCGTTGGTTTCGGTCAGAGCCGATGCAGCGATGCTTAGGTCGTTGACGATGGTGAACGTTACTGAAGCACCAGGCATCGACTGTGCAGTGGGCTGCACATCGGCTGCGGCGTCAAAGTAAAGTTCCGGACGAAGGGCAAAGTACGCCAAGCGGTCATACGCTGCCTTTGAGAAGTCGAGCGTTGACTGGCCTGTATAGGCGTCAGTACCCGTTGTGTTGCCAAATTCATTGGCCATTGGGGTGTCTCCTTAGATGGAGGCTTAGTACATCCCCGTAGTGGTGACACCGACCTTACGGCCTATATCACCGGACGCGATACGCATGACTTCCTCGACGCTTGTTGCACCTGCTAGAGCTGCAAAGTATTCCTGCTGGGGGTCTGGTGTAGCACCAACCGATCCAATAGTCGCACCCTGCGCTCGACGGAGCGCCTCAAGTTCCAAGTCATTCGACGGTACTTGCTGCTGACTAGGCGCGTCCAAGATGCCGTACTCACGAGCCTTAGCCTTGATAGCCTCAAGGTCAGCCTCGCCACGGTAGGCGTCACGGAACAAAGCACCCAACGGTGTGTCGGGAATCCCTGCCTTTGCCAGCAATACTTCACGCTTCTGATTCTCAAGTTCCTGGCGCAATCCGTCCAGTTCCTTGCGAGCCTTCTCCGCCTCTCGCAATTGCTTGCGAATGTTCGGGTCTAGCACCTGAGTTTGTTCAGAACTCAAGTTGTCGTCGTCGTCGTCGTATGCCATGCAATCGCTCCTTGCGGGTACGCACTTTGCCAGAGGTTAACAAAGCGGATAAGTTGTAAAACTGCACCTGTTACGCATCGGGGTCGTGCCTTCCCCAAATGGGTTTGGTCGTTAGCGCACCTGCGGCCAGACAGGGCCAACTACCTGATTTAATTGTACATTAGGGCATTTGAGATGTTACGACGTTAGGTTCGTGCTGAGCCTAAGCCGACCACACCCTTCTGGCTTTCAACGTAGCCACCACCCTTTTCAAACGGTGCGGCCTTTGCTTCCTCGGCACGAGCCACGGCAGTCTGGGCTGCGACTTGGTTAATGCCGCCGTAGCCTGGGAGTTGTGATGCCAAAAGTGTCTTGGTGTCAACCGTGGGTGCGGTCTGTCCTGGCATACTTTGGGTCAGTGCTTCATCACGTGCAGCAGTCTGCATACTGGTCTTGAGCTGGCTAACGCCATACGCTAGACCCATGTTGCCCGCGGTACCAGCCAACTTAGCCATGTCCGCCATCTGGTTAAACCCACCTTGGCTAATGCCCGAAAGTCCAACCTGCTGTGCGTAGTCGCGTAGTTCTGCGGAAGCGACTTCACGCTGCATCTGGGGCAGGTCAACTCGCCCCTTCTTGCCAGGCACTGTGCCGGTAGCGAGGTACTGGAACAAGTCGCTGTGGTTGATGCCGTATTCGTTCTTAAGCATCTCCTTGACGTTGGCATCTGCGTTATTGATAGCAGCACCGATGTCAATCATTCGCTGGGAGAACTCAGGCGCGGTGACGCCGTTCTTTAGAATCTCACCAATTTGTTTTTGGTCAAGAGTGATGTTGCCGTACTGCTGTGCTGCGCCCTGAACCGACTGGCTGTACAAACGGTATTCCGCCTCGGTCATTGCTTGGTGCGCCGGAATAGGCTTCCCGTCTGGACCCTTAACCGTCATGGAATTGTACTCGTACAAACCTTGATATGCGTCTTGGTACGTCTTCGTCATGCGAATGTTTTGAAGAATCTCGTTTGGGTTGGTCATTCCCTCGGACGCCAACGATTGAACTAGCGAGTTCATTTCGGGCGTGTCGATTCCCCAGTTGCTCAACGTGTTGTCTGCGCTTGCTTCGGCGCTGTACATAGCGGATGCCGTTGCAGACCTGTTGGCCGCAGCGTTGCCACTGGACAGGGCGTTGTTCGCGGCTATCAACTGGGCGGTTCGTGAATCCAGTTCTTCAATTACAGGCCAGTCAATAGCGTTGACAGAGCCAGAACCAAGCAGCCAAGGCATGACCTTGCTTGCTCGCGTAATAAGCGAAGAGCCGAGGTTGGGGTCGTTGAGATGTAACTCCTGAATGACATAATCGGCAATAACCGGATTTAATGCCGAGATGGACTCGATAAGCGACGTGCCACTCGTAGGCGCAGCGCCCGTAGCAGTGTCTACAAGTGGCTTGCCTGCGTACTCTTTAACCAACTTCTTAATGTCGGCAGATGGCACCTTGGCGCTTTTGAGCCACGATTCCATGTCGGCCTTGGGCGGTAAGTAAATAGTCGAATTGACTGCGCCAGGGAGATTGCCATTAAGTAGGGCTTGAAGTTTCTCTACAGCCGCGTTTGCGCTTGCACTGCTTGTCGTTGTGCTTGATGTGCCCATTACATGTTCTCCCGACTAAATTCGTTCTTGATTGCTTTTAGCACTGCGCGTCGTGCGTTGATACCGTCTGGTGTGTTTTGCCAACCGAATGAACTTTCGGTCTTTAGGTACTTAGACCATGCATCTAGCGACATTGGCGCAGGTCGTCCAGTGGCAGGGTCTACACCGCCATTGTGTGCCTTGGCGTGTAACGTGTTGCCCACAAAGTCTGGTTCAAATTCTTCGCCAAGAATTCGCTTGCCAACCTGCCGATACGGGTCAAGCAAGAACGCAGTGGGGATGCCCGCCTTAATCTGTGGCGCGAACGTGGGGTATAGCCCTTGTGCCGCAGTCTTGACGTATTCCTGAAATGCATTTGCCTTGGCTTGGTCAACACCACCTTCGCCAACAATGCTTGACAGTGTGCCTTCGCTCATTGGGACTTGGTAATCGTGAAGCATTTGTTTCATTTCAGGAAGCCCCATCTGTGGTGCTTCGGTTTGTGGCGCGGGGGTTTCTGGCATCATTTACCTACTTGATTTTGTTGGGCAATCCGGCAAGGACGCCGGTTATGTAATAAGCCTGCTGTGGGAACTCATTGGCAATGAGGTTCATCTTGGTGTACCAACTAGAGGCGATGTTTGACCGCTCCGTCGAAGACGCGGCAGCACTATAGACAGCGACCTCTTGGAAATACTTTTCAGTCAGTGTCTTGTAGATAAGACGTGACTCTGCGCCACCAAAGAAAGCGTCAGGAACAGACTTGTCATTTACCATGTCTTGCATCTGAATAGCGGCGTTGGCCTCAGAGTAGTGACGGTTAGCCCCGCTGAACTGGTCGTACCAAATTGGGTTTGACAAGTTGCCGTAGTTCAACGCCAACTTTTGCAATTCTTTGTAGTTTTTGTATGACTGCTCGCCAGTGCCGTTGTCTGGGTATTGCTTTGCGTACCAGTTATAGTACAAGTCATTACCCAAGGCGACCATCAGGGAGTTGTAATAATCCTGTGGCGCTTCACGCTGACGCAGGTTCAATTCCAATTCCAGCTGATACGCAGCGGGGTTGAAGTTGCTGTTGCGGTTAATGGTGTAAGCAGAGGCATACGGGTATTGCTGAATCACGTTCGGATAGTTCGTAAGGTTTGCGATTGCTGATTGTGTTTCTGGGTACGGGGAGTACGTGCTTGACGTGTGCGCCGTCAGGTCAAGAATACCCGTCGGGTTAGTCTGTGCAAAGAGTTGTGAAGCTTCTGGGAACATGTACTTAAACGTACCGTCGGGGTTTTTTTCATCCAGCAACTTCTGGAACGCAGGGTACTGTGAGAAGTTGGATTGCAACGTCAGCGCCACTGGCGAGAAGAAACCAAGCGCGGTCTTAATCAGGTACATGTACAACGCAGCGTGTCGCGCTTGCAGCAAGAAGTTTTGCTTGTTTTGTGGATTAGACATGAACTTGCTCATCTCCATGTCCGCGTAGGTACGAGCGATGGAAGTAATCTCGCTGTGCGAAACGGTTGTTGCATTTTCGATTTTGCTGTATATCTGGTCGTAATATTCAGCAAACTTGTTGTCGAGGGCTTCGTTCAACGCTTGGTTCATGGCAGAACCCATTGCAGATGAGTCATTGCCGAACATACCTTCAATGCCCGTGATGGTGTTGCGTAGCGTTGACGAAGGCGTGATGTCGCCCCAGATGCTCTGGCTTGCGTCAGCCTTGCCCAAGAATGCCTGAGCAAGTTTGTTGGCAAAGGGCAAGTGGTCGAATCCAAGGAAGTGCTGGGCTTCCTTAAACGCGATGGATACGAAAGGACCCCATGATGGGCGCACAATGTTTCCGACCATGCCCCAACCGATTTCGCTGCCTGTCGGCACGACGGACGAAACCGAGGTCGGGTCAGCAGCCAGTCCAAACATCATTCGAGCAAACGGGCTTTCAAGTCTGTTCATGTAACCAGCAACGCCACCGACAAATTCAGTGCCAGGTATTCCCATCACACCATTGCCGTTTTGCGACGCAGCGGCGACGACGTTGGTAACGCCCATGCAAGCCTTCAGGTACTTTTCAAATGCACCTGGGTCATCACGTAGGACTCGGAAAGCACGACGCCATGACTGGTTCTGAGCAAAGTAGAACGGTGCAAAGACGCGCATGTTCTGTTCAAAGATTGTCTTGTCTTTGGGGTTGTGAACGTACTTGGTCATGCTGATAGTGGCGTCAACGTCGGCCTTGACCTCGGCCTGCTCAATAGACATGAATCCGCTCTCGACAAGTGGACGCAAGTTCTCGTAAGCATTGTGGTACTCCAGCAACCAGATTGGGTTGCGGGAAAGCGAGTTCACGATAGGCCCAAGCAACTTGTCGTGCATCTTGTCTGAAATCTTGTTGAAGAAGTCAAAGCGCGATGCGTCGCCCATCGGGTCACGGTCAACGAACATACGCGCAGGGATGTTCTTTGGCTCAGCACCACGAGGGATTTTCTTGAATGCCTTTTGGAGAAGGTCAGGTGCTTCCACCTCACCGTTCTTTGCCTGCTCGATAAGTTCTGGGTAGATATTGACGCCATCCTTACCGATACCCGAAACACTGCCCATTGTGTTGTGTGCGATGGCTCGCGCCCAGTCACGGTGAGAAATTTCGCTTTCGGGGAAAGGCTGGCCAGTGAGCGGGTCAATCTCACCACGAGTGGAGAACATGGACTTGAGCGAACCAGTGTTGCGGTCAAAGCGTTCTAGGACTTCTGATGGCATAGAACGGATGTGACGGAACGCTGCTTCTTCCAGCTTCTGCATGATTGCCTGCTGCTGCTCAACCGTCTTGATGGTCTTAGCGCCTTCTGCAACAAGTTCTTGAATTGTTT